CCACTTTCGATCCAATCGGCGACATGGCCGAGAGAGACGCGGCCTCGCTAGATTCGTTGCTGGATCAGCTCAGCAAGACAGACGCCGATTTCGCTGATCTCATTCACCACATCGAGGCTGAAAACAAAGCGCTTACGCAGGAGCCCGGGACACTCGCCGAGAAGTTTTTGGTTCCGCCGTTCTCGGTCCTGGACGCAAGACAAGGCTATTGGCAAGAGCGGAAACGTGCGTGGCTCTCGCTTGGCATAAAGAGCGAAGAGGGCCGCCCGGAAAATCTGCTGCAATTCTCTGACACCGTCAGCTTCGGCGGGAAGAAAAACAGGGACATGACCGAAGAGTACGAGGGCGGAGATGCCTGGGCCAATTCTGGCACCAGTATATTCGACCCGGTTCTCTGCGAGCTGGTCTACCGCTGGTTTCTCCCTCCGAGCGGCGGCTCGGTACTCGATCCATTCGCGGGGGGATCGGTGCGCGGGGTGGTCGCCGCAAAGCTCGGGCACCGGTACACAGGCGTTGAGTTGAGAACCGAGCAGGTGCTCGCCAACCGCAAGCAAGCCGAACAGCTGAAGTGCGACACTGCTGAATGGATACAGGGAGACTCCAACAGCGAAGTAAAGAAACTAAAGAAGCACTACGACCTGCTGTTCAGCTGCCCGCCGTATTTCGACCTGGAGAAATATTCCGACGACCCGAATGATCTCAGCAACGCGAAGAGCTACGAAAAATTCTTTGAGACCTATTTCTCGATTATCGACGATTGCTGCAACCAGCTCATTCCGGAAGCGTTCGCCTGTTTCGTGGTCTCCGACATTCGCGATCCGGGCGGTGTCTACCGCGGCTTCGTTGCAGACACCATCCGGGCATTCAAGACTTGCGGCATGGACCTTTACAACGATGCCGTTCTGGTTCAGCCGGTAGGAACTCTCCCGCTACGCATAAGCAAATCGTTTGGGAAATACCGCAAGCTCGGGCGTGTTCATAAAAACGTGCTCGTCTTCCACCGCGGCAATCCGAAGGGCATTGTTGATCTACTTGGTGAGGCGAGCTATTCACCCGATGACTGGATGGAGCTGTTCGGAATTCCGGCCGGCGCCGAAGAGGCGGAAGCATGAAGCCTTGGCAGCATGGCATCGAGCTTGACGAACTCAAGCGTATGGCCGCTCCGTTCAAGACAGCGAACGCGCGGCACGTCTATGGCGCGTTCGGGCTCGTTAAGGAACGCGACGTCGCTTCGGCAATCTCAGAGGGAAGTTTTGTCCAGGTGAAGAGCGCCGCAGCATTCGTGCGCGACATCGAGCGACCGCATAAGGTCAAGCTCTTCGCTGGGGCACAGTACATCCTTTTGCCGGACACTATGTTCATTTCCGAGCTTGGATATGTGAATCTCAAAGACGTCTCAGCGCTCATCAAGAGAATACGCCGGTCAGGCAGTAAGTATCTGGCCGCCTCAGTATTCCAGGAGGACGCAGCGCTCTGCACGCTTCTGCGCGATGAAGGGCTCGTGTTTGTCGGCGCAAAGGTAATGGCCGGCTCAGAGATAAAAGGTCTGTATGTGGACAATGCAACCCGCCCCAAGAGTGACCCGGCCGAATTGGTCACCCTGAAGACACTGGTTCCGCGATTTATCGACTCCGATGAAATTGAAGAGATCAAATTAGAAATCGACAAAGCCGAGCGGGAAGACAGAGTGTGGGCACAGCACTACTGCGTCGAGGTTTCGCAGCGGGTCTTGACGGCCGATCTTCGTTGGGTGCCGGCGGGAGAGTTGAAGCTCGGTGACCGCCTCGTCGGGTTCGATGAAGAGCCGCGTCCCGGCGAGAGACGGAAGTTCTGCGAGACCGAAGTCACCGCTTACGCTTGGCGGAAAGAGGAAGTGTATCGGGTCCGCCTTGACGATGGCACCGATTTGCTGGCTACCGCTGAGCATCCGTGGCTTGCGATCGAAGGAACGGGACAGAAGTGGAAACGTACCGATCGGCTCCGTCCCGGCGATCGGCTGCCGCGCCTCTTTTCGCCGTGGGATCATCCAACTTCCTTCGACTCCGGTTGGATGGCTGGAATTTTGGACGGCGAGGGATATGTCGGGCGGTACTTTCGCACAAACGAAAACGGGCGACAGGTCTCATCGGCGCGGCTCGGGTTTGCACAACTACCGGGCTCCGTTCTCGACTATGCGTTGAGGTTGCTGGACGAGTGGGGGATTCGACACAGGGTTGCTCCGCCGCGGCCGGGTGGCGTGGTGGAAGTTGGGGTTGATAGAAAAGCGGAAGCGGCTCGGCTTGTCGGTATGACGCGCCCGGTCCGCTTGCTTCCGAAGATTACACCTGAGTGGCTCGGTGTCGTTCGGGCGGATTATCATGCCGCGGTTGTATCGATAGAGAGTATAGGGATTCGGCCGATCGCTGCGATGAGCACAAGCACTAGTACTTATGTCTCAGAGGGGTTCGGTTCTCATAATTCCAGCTACAACAAGCGGCGCAGCTGGACAGCCTTCGCGCTCCGCGGCTATGTTCCTGAAAACCCGTCGTTCATCATCAAGCCGGCGGAAATGTCGAAGAAATGGAAAGAGGACAACCCCGAGCTTCTGAAAGCCGAAGCCAGGAACACCGTGCTTGCCGACGATTTTCCTTTCACCATGGGCATCGTGAACCGCATTGAAGGCGAGAAAGACCGGGTGCGTTTCATGCGCCTGTCTGGAAATGGAGAACTCACCCGCCATGCCGACATCACCGATCGAGAGGCAGGGGTGCAAATAGGCAATGTGGTTCGCCTGCATATTCCAATCGTCACCCGCAAAGAGATATTGTTCTCCGGCTGGAATCTCAACGGGACGAAGAGCCAACTACATTTTGCCCAAGGCGCGCTGTGCTATCTCGACCAGCGGAAGCCGCACGCTGTATTCAACCCCTCCAAGAAAGACCGCATCCATCTGGTCATCGATTGCCGGTGTACCGAAGGGCTGCGAAAGCTGATCGCGCGGTGAGCTTCCGGCCTGATTTCTGGCTCAGGAAAGAGCCAATACTTGAGTTGCACCAAGGGATCACGGTTCTCCGCGACGATTTCCTGGAGGGAGGCAGCAAACTCCGGTTCCTGCCATTCCTGGCCCAAGGCGCGAAGGAGGTCGTGTTCGGCGGCCCGTTCTGCGGTGGCGCCCCTCTGGCGCTCTCGGTATTCGGCCGGGAAGCCGGCGTGAAAGTGACGCTCTTCTACGCGCTCCGCAAGAACCTCCATCGGCGCCAGCTCTCCGCGCGGGCCAATGGCGCCACCCTGGTCTGGGTTCCCTATGGCAGAATGTCCAATGTGCAAGCCAAGGCAAGGCAGTATGCGGAAAGCGTTGGCGCGCTCTTCCTGCCGCTCGGCTTCGATGTGCCGGCCGCTGAGGATCCGTTCGTGGGGTTCATGCGTAGGCTCAAAGCCAAGACCGGCGGTTTCGACCAGATATGGTGCGCAACCGGCTCCGGCATGCTGGCGCGCTGCATCGCTCGTGCGTTTCCCGAGTCTCAGGTATGTGCCGTGGCGGTCGGGCTCGCCTCGCGATGGGAAAACCAGTCCATGCCGAGTAACGTAGAGGTCGTGAAGTCTGCCTATTCGTTCGAGGAAGAAACCACCGCAACCGCTCCGTTCGGTAGTTGCCCGAACTACGACCGCAAAGCCTGGGAGATAGCAGTTCGTAACGCTCGCGGGCGTGCGTTATTCTGGAACGTATTGGCTTAACTCGGAGACATCAGCAATGGCCAGAAAAAAGAGCGAACTAACAGGGCGCCCGAGAACGTTCGTCGATCCGGGAAAACGGAGCGAACTTCTGACCGGCCTGAGAGCCGGACTCCCTGCGGAGAGAGCCTGTGACTATGCACAGGTCTCTCCCAGAACCTACTACCGCCTCATGGTCACCCATGACGCGAGGATGCAAGCGGCGGAAAAACAATCACTTGCGGCGTATGGCACTGAAGAGTATTGGCAGGAATTCGTGCCGGAGAAGGAGAAGGAAGAGGCAATCTTCTGTCAGGAGGTCAAAAAAACTATCGCCGAGTTCTTCCTCGTGCATACCGTCATAATCCGAAAGGGAAAACAGAACTGGCAGGCGTCGGCTTGGATGCTGGAGCGCCGGGACAACAAGCACTTCGGTCGTCGCTTCCAATGGGCGCCGCCTGGAGCTGACAGCGAAGGCGATCAGGATGTCGTGCCGGCGGTGGTGGTCTATCTTCCGGACAATGGGCGGAGCCAGCCAGCCAAGGCGCCAGAATGCACACCGAGCGAGCCCAACAAGGTTCACTAAGCGAGATCAAGCCTCAGCCGGTACAGGAGCGCTTTCTCGCCAGCGAGGCGGACATCGCCATATTCGGAGGCTCAGCCGGGAGCGGGAAGACCTGGGCTGAGCTGATGGAGCCGCTGCGGCACATAACAACCGTGCGCGGTTTTGGTGCAGTCATCTTCAGGCGCACGAGCCCGCAGATCAGGAACGAGGGCGGCCTCTGGGATCAGTCGGGAGAGATGTACCGCTCATTCAAGGCCCGGCCGAAGGACTCGACTCTGGAGTGGTTCTTCCCGCCCTTCGGCAACCGGGTGAAGTTTCAGCACCTTGAGTACGAGAAGAACATCTTCGACCACCAAGGCGCGCAATACCCGCTGATCGAGTTCGATGAGCTGACGCAGTTCAGCGAGAAACAATTCTTTTTCCTGCTCGGCCGCAACCGCTCCAGCTGCGGGGTACGCTCTTACATCCGCGCTACTACCAATCCTGACCCGGAGTCATGGGTGCGCGAGTTTATAGACTGGTGGATCGGTCCAGACGGCTTCCCTATTCCCGAGCGCTCCGGAAAGCTCCGGTGGTTCACGCGCCAGGGAGACGACTTCATCTGGGCGTACTCCAAGCAAGAGTTGATCGATTCTATTCCTGGCACCAGAGCTGATGACGTGCTGTCTGTGACTTTCATTTCGGCGACCATCTATGACAACCCGGCGCTGCTCGCGAAGGACCCGGGCTATCTCGCCAAGCTCCGGGCCCTGCCAAGAGTGGAGCGCGCGCGGCTGCTCGGCGGAAACTGGGACGAGCGCGCGGAAGCGGGAAAGGTATTCTCACGCTCTGATTTCGACATCGTTCCGGCGGCTCCGGCAGAAGGCGTGAGGTTTCGAGCCTGGGACTTGGCTGGCACTCCTGGCGGCGGTGACTGGACCGTAGGACTTCTGATGTGCAAGGGAAAAGACAAGCGGTACTATATCGAGGATGTCATCCGCGTCCGCGAGCCAGAGCACAAGGTAAGAAAACTTCTCACAACGACGGCAAGCCAAGATGGAAAAGAGGTCAAGATCAGGATACCGCAAGACCCCGGACAAGCCGGGAAATGGCAGGCGCGAGACATCATCCGGGACCTCGCCGGCTACGTGGTTATTGCCCGGGTCGTCCAAGGAAATAAGTACACCCGCTCGCGCGCCTTCTCCGCTCAGGCGCAAGCCGGTAATGTCTCGCTCGTACAGGCACCGTGGAACAAAACGTTCCTGAACAATGCACAGAACTTCACCGGCGAGGAAGGCGGAGTGGATGACGAGATCGACGCGGCGGTCGATGCCTTCAACGAACTGTCCGGAGCCGATCAAGGCGGACCGCGCATAAGGAGCCTGTGACATGGCGGTGAAACTTCTCGATGCCAAAGCCGGAGTGATCGGCGGAACCTATTTCGGCGGGCCGACCATCATTCCGGATTCCAACCAGCGATCGTTTTTCTGCTGGGGCACATTCGGAGAAGCAACGGTATATATCGAATACTCGCCCGATGGCAACGAGTGGTTCCGAGCGAAGACCGAAGAGTCCACCTTCTCCGAGAAAGATGTGCGAACGCTGAGCATTGCGGCCGGAGTCTGGGTGCGCGGCGCGATCACCAGAGCGACCGCGACCACACTCTTGCATCTCTGGATGTGGTGAGATGGCCCGCGAGTTCTTCAACCGCAACATTGATACCGGCCGCGCGCTGGAGATTGCCCGCGGCAGAATTTCCGGCGCTTGTCCGATTGTAGGCTTCGGAATAAACACGACATCCGGCTCTGCCAACAACGTCATTCTCTACCCGGGGCCAACCTTCAACATCCCGCCAGCCGCTGGCGTGCAGATGACCATTGTGAGCACCAGCGCCAACGACACGGTCGGCGGCTCAGGCGTTCAGCAGCTCGAAGTTCACTATCTCGATGCCAATCTCGACGACCAGATTGAGCTTGTGAATATGAACGGCCTCACGCCGGTTCTCACGGTCGCGAGCAACATACGCTTCATCCAATGCTTCCACGGTCATCTGGTCGGCGCGACCAAGCTCGCGGAGGGCCTGATCACCTGCTCAAACGGCGGGATCGAATACGCCAGGGTCTCGGCCGGACGCATCCGATGCGAGAGTAGTGCGCGAATGGTGCCGCGCGGAAAGAATCTGTTCGTCGCAGACCTGAGCGCTGGAGCGAATAGCGGAACCGCGACAGCTCAGGTTGAAATTGAGCTGGTTGCTACCCAGCTCGACATCCATATCTATACCGAACAGGGCCTCTTCATTCCGCACGGCATCGCCTGCCTTCAGGACAATACGGCTACGCTTAACGTAACCTCTCCTGGGCCATTCCGAGAAGGCGCAATCGTTGCCATGCGCGGCAGAACGGACAAAGCTGCTACCATGACCGGCACATGGTTCGGCTGGACAGAATTGGCGTTGCCTTGAGCATTCAGGAGACCAAGACATGGGCATTGCCAATGCAGTAGCGCGAACGATCATCAAGATCCTGCCCGAGCGCGTGCAGAGGATGGTGAAGGCTTCCGCCGCTCAAGCTCTTATCTCGATGCAGAAGCTCGGACAGGCGGTATGGACTCCGAGAAACTACAAGAACTTCGCGGAAGAGGGCTACCAGAAGAACATCGTCGCCTTCAAAGCCATACGCGAGCTGATCACCGCGGCCGAGCAGGCTCCGTGGTTCGTGCAGAAGAAAGTGAACGGCGAGTGGGAGGAAGACGAAAGCTCGGACTTCGCCAAGCTCATCGCGCGGCCGAACCCGCAGCAATCTGGAGGCGTGCTCTTCGGCTGGTTCGTCGGCTTCTATTCGATCTCAGGCAACGGCTATTTCGAGGCGGTGAAGTCAAACCCTCAGCAACCGCCGAAGGAACTTTACACACTGCGCCCTGACCGCATGAAGGTGGTGGTCGGGCTAACCGGACCCTCCGGATACGAGTACAGTGTAAACGGCGAGAAGAAAACGTGGACCGCCGAAGAGAACGCCATCCGGCATCTGAAAGAATTCAACCCGGTCGATGACTGGTACGGAATGTCGCCGATGGAAGCGGCGGCGTTCGACATCGATATTCACAATGCCACGCTCGAATGGAACAAGGCGCTGGTGGACAACTCCATGCGTCCGAGCGGCGCGCTGGTCTATGACCCCAAGCGTGAAAGCTCTCCGGAATTCCTGAGCGATGAAAATTACGAGCGGCTGAAGACACAGATGAATGAAAAGTGGCAGGGCCGAGACAACGCCGGCCGGCCGCTGCTCTTCGAGGGCGCTCTCAAGTGGCTGTCCTTCATGCTGAGCCCGGCTGACATGGACTTCATCAATGCCAAGAACACCACCGCCCGCGACATCTGCACCGCCTGGGGCGTGCCTCCGCAGCTGCTCGGCATTCCTGGAGACGCGACATATTCGAACCTAAAAGAGGCGCGGCAAGCATTGTGGGAGCAAAAGATACTGCCGCTGCTCTACAAGATTCGCGATGAGATCAACGTCTGGCTGGCACCGCAATTCGGCGACTATCGCCTCCAGCTCGATGAGGATTCCATACCGGCTTTGTCTCCGCGGCGGGAAGAGCTGTGGAGCCGTCTTGAAAAGGCGAGCGACCTGACCATCAACGAAAAGCGCGAGGCCAAGGGCTATGACAGTATCGAAGGCGGCGACCAGCTCTATGTCTCGGTGACCATGATCCCGATAGGATCAAGTCCATTCGGCGAGGCGCCACCGCCGGCCAAGGCCGCGAATGAGATCGAGCAGTGACGACCGCTTCAGACCTCCGAAAAAAACTCGAGTTGGAAAGGGAGCTGATGCCGAAGCTCTCGCGCTATAACCAAAAGGTCGTGCGCGAATTCACCCGGCGCTATGCGAGCCTCGGGCTCCCGCTCGACACGCAGCCGTTCGATGAAGAGCTGTCTACCTTGCTGCATGGGCATTACCGCGAGACCTGGAAGCGCTTTGATGGAACGGTCAGCCGGGAAATGCCCGAAGGCGCGGAGCCAACCAACAAGGAGAAGGAAGCAATCGCCGCGGCGCTCGCGGCTTTCCTCCTGAAGACATCGAAGAGCCGGGCCGCTGAGATAAACCGCACCACCGACACCGACATTGGCACCGCGGTGCGCATGGCGCAGGAGACGCAGAAGCCGGACCAGCCGCACCTCACCCGGGTGGAAACCGCTTTTATAGCGGCCGGCCTGCTCGA